CGCGCCACGGCTTGAATCCGTCGATGACGCTGATCTCCTCCATCGCGCACGCCCACGCGTACTCGCGGTAGCGCTTGACGGCGCGGGCCTTCGAGGCCCAGTGCGGGCGCGAGTTCGGCGCGAGTTCCTTCGGCGGCAGCGGCAGCGTGACCACGATCTCACTCGCCATCGCCCCTCCTGAATCGCTCGTTGTTGGCGTCGGCCTCGGCGGCGTCGCGCACGACCCACACGCCGACCTGCTCGCCGTTCTCGTCGATGGACTTAGTCCACCGCCACTCGTAGCCCATCGCATCGACGGCGTCGATCATGGTTCTCATGTTGCCGACGAACGCAGGGAGGTCGTCCCCGTCTCTGCATCCCGCCGCCTCGCGGGTCAGCGTGATCGTGTGGAGGAGCGAGGCGACCGTTCCCGAGATCGTGATTTGGTGCGCTTCCATTGAGACGGCGAGTCGAGCGTTCGCCGCGTCGCGCTCGGCCTCGGCCTTCGCGAGTTCGGCGCGGAGGCGCTCGATTTCGCGCTTTCCTGCGCCACGCGGGGTCACGGTGATGGTTTCCTTGCTCATGCGCCCCCCCAGATCAGGTAGCCGACGATCAGCCCCACGGCTGCGCCGATGGCGAGAAGCGCGACCGCCAATAGCGGAAGCCCGCACCCCACAAGGCGGTCTAGATCCAGTTCCCAGTAGTCGCTCATCGCTCCCCCTCCTTCGCACGGCGGATCACGTCGATTGCAATATCAGCGTGTTGCGCGGAAAACGCCGCATCACGCGCCGCATACCCAGCACCCCGCGCCGCATCCCACGCAGCCTCAGCAGCCGCAGCCTCAGCAGCCGACGCCGCTGCCCACGCCGCCAACGTTGTCCGCTCGCTGCACATCTTGGCCCACGACTCCCCGTGGCCGTCCGCGTCCGCTTGCGGCTGGTACTCGCTCAACTCGCGCCACATCTCCGCAAGTGGGTCGTGCGCCTTGAGCGCGGCGTTCTGCGCCTCCAGCCACCGCAGCCGCTCAAGCGCCCGTTCGAGCGTCGGAAGCGCGGCAAGCGTCACGAACTGGCGCATCTCGCGCTCGGTCAGCGGTGCGGGTTCCGCCTTCTCGTTCGTGTCAGAAATCATCGTGCGTTTTCCTTTCTTGCGCGGGCGGACTCGCACGCGTCGATGAACTTCAGAATGTGCGTCGGCGTGATCCACGACTTCTCGCACAGGTGCCTGATCCACTCGATCTGCCCGGCCTTGGTGCGAACCTCGTCAAGGTGAACGCGGTACGGGACGCACCGAAAACCGCCGTCCTCGGCGAGGTCATGGAGCTCGATCACTTCCCGTCGGAGCACGACGAGCCGATTGCTCGCCTCGGTCTTGTGCTTGGACTCCTCGATGATCTGCCTGATTGTCTTTGGCCCGTTCTTCCTCTGGAGCGCGGACGCGCGCGATTCGGAGACCATCCTGTCAAGGACGGCCTCGGCTTCCGCTATAGATGTGCAGCCCGTAGAGCGGTCAACCCGCCTCCCGTCAGCGTCGATGAAACGGGCGGTGTAGATGTCGCTCTCGTTCCTCCTGAAGAGCGTCCCGCCCGACCGCCTGCGCTCGTTCGGCTTCACAAACTTGATCTGAATGGTGCCGTCGATGCCGTCCGACAGCCAATCGTCGATGCCGTCGCTGATGAAATCGTTGTCGGAGATGCTCACGACTCACCCCCCGTCATCTCGGGCAGCATCGCGTCGAGCAAGTTCTCGTCGACCGCGCGCAGCGCCGTGCGAAGTTCCTGCGGGCCGAGCGGCGCGACCGTGAGCGTGGTCCACTGGCCGTCCAACTTGTCCATGTACTCGACGCTCACCTCCGCGAAGCAGTCGGGCTGCTCGTAGCGGATGACGGTTCGGTAGCGCGTCTCCATCTCGCTGTGCGTCCGGCTGAACACCTCGGGCGCGTTGTCGCAGTGGATCTCGACCCTCATGGCGCCCCCTCCGCGACCGCGACCCGCGCGAGATGGGATGCGTTCAGCGCACGGAGGCGCTGGTTCTCGTTGATGAGCCACCGCCGCTCGGCCTCGTAGTCCTCAAGCCGCTTCGCGGCCTGCCACTCGACCATCTCCGCGACGGGTTGCGCCGTCCCCGCCCTCTCGGCGGCCCGTTGCCGCAGTTCGTCCGACATCTTCTGCACCGCCATATGCATCGGTACCTCCTCCAGTTCGGTGTCGATCCGTTCGTCGTTCGCGAGCTCGATCGCGTCCTCCAGTTTCGCTGCCCATTCGTGCAGCATCCGGTTTCGCCTGTTGCCGGACGCCTGCGAGATGTCCTCGGCCATCGACCGCAGGTGTTCCGCGATCAGCCGGGCCGTTTCGTCGAGCGTCGCCGCTGCCCGCATGTGTGCGATGACCGTGCTCATGCCTTCGCGTCCACCTTCCTGCGCTCGATCTCGGCGCGCGCCCATCGCGCAAGCTCGCGGCCCCTCTCGGCAACGCGAATCTCTCCGAGGCACGCACCGTAGCCCGCGATATCGACCGCGTTGTCACGCTTCGGAACGTGCTGCTCGCGCGCGAGCTTGTCGATGACCATGAACATCGACCAGTCCGCGGCCGTGATCGGCTCGCGGAGCTTGTGCGCGAAGATCGCGCTGATCGCGCCCGCCGTGCGCGAGAAGTGCGCCTCGGGAGAGCCGTACGACTCGCCGCGCTCGCGCACGATGCGCGCCGTCTCCTCTAGCAGTTTCACCCGTTCAGACATGTTTTGCCCCTTTCGCGTTCGGCGCGCTTGCGCCTTTGATCCTGTGCTCTGCGCTTCGCGCTCTGACCCATCCAGCGGTCGAACTTCGGGACGATCGCGCCGCCATCGTCGAACATGAGCCAGCCCGCGCTCTCAAGCGCGTCTGCGAAGCCAAGGTGCTTGACCACGGCGTCGATGTCGCCCGCGACCACGCGCGGGAGCGACCCGTCCGCGCTCTCGGCGTCTACCCACGACCAGAAGATCACGCACAGCCCCACGGCGTGCGCGTCCGCGATGCCGAGGGTTCGCGCGAGTACGCGCACCTCCGTTCGGTTCGCGATCGTCGATGAAATCGGAATCCAACTGCTCACTTGATGCTCCTCCTGCGATGCCACATGCGCGCCGAAACCTTCAACTCGATGAGTCGGAACGCGGTGTCCTCGTCGTTCTGCCTGACGAACTGGCGGATGTCCTTGCATCCGAGACCCTCGCCGAGACCGCGCTGCGGCACGGCGACCTTGACGCGCGCGAACTCCGCGACGAGATCGTCGGCGAGCGCGTTCGCGCCCTCGACGCCGGGCCCGTCCGCGTCGGCGATCACGACCACCTCGGGCTCGCGCGCGGCGAGGAGCCGCACCGCCTGCACGACGAGCTGGTGCTGCCCCGTGCACGACGCGCGGCCGATGACGGCGACGGGGTAGTCGCGGTAGAGCCATTCGAGCGCGGCGGCGTCGGTCGGCCCCTCGACCACGAACACGCGGTCGAGCGAGGTTCGGCGCACGCCTGCGGGCAGAAACAGCCCTGCGCGGCTTCCCTTGAGCGCCCACTTCGCCGCGCCTTCATCGACGGGCTCGCGGAGTCGGATGCCGCACACGCGGCCCTCGCCGTCGTGCATCGGGAACGCCCACGATCCGTCGCCCGCCGGGCACCACGCGAAGCCGTACGCGGTGAGCGAGGTTACGCAAACGCCGAGCGTTTGCGCCGCTTCGACGGTGCGCTGGAGCGTCGTGTGCATGCGCCACGCGTCGATGACCTCGCCGCAGTCCTCGCGGTAGCGGTGCTCCTCGACCTTCGGCGCCTTCGACGGGCGCTTCATCGGCACGGACGGCAGCGCGATCCCCTCGGCGATGCGGCGCACCGCCTCCGCGAAGTCGACGCCGTCGAAGTCCATCACGAACCTGATCGCGTCGCCGCCAGCGCCGCACGCGTGGCACTTGTAGAACCCGCGCCCCTTGTGGGTGATGACCGCCATCGACGGCGTGGAGTCCTCGTGGAACGGGCAGAGCGCGACGAGCTCGCGGCCCTTGCGTCGGAGCGCGACGCGCGAGCCGACCACCTCGACGATGCTCGCGAGCGAGCGCACCTCGTCGGCGTCGGGCGCGGGCTTGGCCGCTTGTTCCCAGTTGAACGACATCAGAAGACCTCCGTGGAGACGGGGTACTGGCGCGGCTCGGCCGGCGCGGTGTAGGTCTTCTTGAAGATGGCGTCGAGCGCCTTCGTGGCGTCGGCCTTCGACATGTTCGGATCAAGCCCGTTCTTCCGAAGGATCGCGGCCTGCTTGAATGTGCACTTGCCCGACTTGAAGCGGGCGATGATCTCCTGACAGAGCCGCCGCGCCTCGTCGCCGTTGAGCGAGCGCGGGTCGATGCCAGAACGCGCGAGCATTTGCGCTTGCTTGTCGCTGATCGGGCGCCCCGAGCCCGACCACTTGGCGAGCGCGGCGGGGTCGCGCCTGACGCCGAGCACCTCGAACGGATCGACTGTGCTGGTGCGGTAGTCGGCCTTGGCGCGGAGGTTCGCGCGGCGCGCGGCCTCGCGGGCGATCTGCTCTTCGCGTAGCCGCTTCGCCTCGGCGCGGCGCTCGGCCTCCTCCTCGGCGCGTCGGCGCTCCTCCTCGATGCGTGCGCGGGCCTCGGCGAGCGCGGACTCGACATCGGCGCCGCGTCCCGCCTTGCGGGCGATCTCGGCCGCGAGGTCGCGCACAGGCTCGGGGTCGTTGCCGCCGAGGATGTCGGAGACCGAGATCAGGCGGTGGCGGCCAGTGTTGCCGACGAAGTCTACGACCTCGCAGCAGGGCTTTGCGCTCGCCGCGATCGCCGCGACGCGGGCCGCCGCAGTCTCGGGGCCGTCCACGATGCCCGGCAGCGGGCGGGTGCCGCGACCGACCATCTGCGTGAAGAGCGCGCGGCTCTTCGTGGGCCTCGCGAGCACGACCACCTCGACGCCAGGGTCGTCGAATCCCTCGGTGAGCACGCCGCAGTTGCAGAGGAACTGCGTCGAGCCGCGCGCGAATCGCGAGAGGATCGCCTGACGCTCAAGCTTCGGCGTCTCGCCGCTGACCATCGCAGCGGAGCCGCCCTTCCATCGGTTGATGATCTCGCCGATCCGCGTGGCCTGTTCGACGCTCGCGCAGAACACGATGGCGCGTCGGCCGCGCGCGACCTCGATCGTCGGGTGGGCGATCTGGTGGAGGGTCTTCTCCTCGTTGAGGATCTTGGACAGGTCTGCGCCGTTGAGGTCGCCCGCCGTGGTGCGAACCGACGAGTAGTCGAGGCCCGCGACATTGACGCTCGTCTGCCTGATCGGCGTCAGCCATCCGTCCGTGACGGCGTCCGCGATGTCGTATGAGTGCGCGACCGTCTCGAACACGGAGCCGAGCGCGAGCTCGTCGGCGCGGTCGGGGGTTGCGGTCACGCCGAGCACCCGCATCTCGGGGTTGATCGCGCGGAAGTGCTCGATGATGCGGCGGTAGGACTCGGCCGGCGCGTGGTGCGCCTCGTCGATGACGAGGAGGTCGAACCCGCTCGCGAACCGCCTCATGCGGCCCGTCGAGAGGGTCTGCACGCTCGACACGATCACGCGGGTCGGCGCGTGGTCCCAATCGAGCCACTCGGGCGTGGCCCAGTGCGCGGCCATCTCGATCTGCGGTGAGACGCCCGTGACGGCGTGGATCTTCTGCGCGGCCTGCGCGATCAGCTCCTCGCGGTGCGCGATGACGAGCGCGCGGCCGCGGCCGCCGAGCCTGTCGATCGCGGTCGCGAACACGATCGTCTTCCCGCACCCCGTGGGGAGCACGACGAGCGCGGAGTCGTGCGAGGCGAACGCCTCGTCGATGCGCGCGATGGCCTCGGCTTGGTAGGGACGAAGCCGCATCGGTCAGTCCTTCCCCGCCAGTTCGGGCGCGACGCACTGCCACCCGGCGCGCGGCAGCCATCCGTTGCCCTTGCAAGCGTCGCAGCCGTCGCCCGAGCAGTACGGGCACACGGCGTACGGGAGCGCCTCGGCGCGGACGGCGTTCGCGACCCGCAGGAGCGCCGCCTCGATCTCGGGCCACGCGAGCGACGCGTAGCCGCTCTTGGTCCGCTGCCCGAGGAGACGCTCCGAGATCGCGCGGAAGTCCGCGAGCCACTCGTTCACATCGGCGCGCTGGTCGAGGAACGCCTCGGCGATGTTCGCGGGAATCACGCGCCCCTTGCCGTCGACGCGCGCTGGCTTCGCGGGAGCCGCCGCCGCCTTCACGGGAGCCGCCGCCGCCTTCACGGGAGCCGCCGCAGGTTCGTCCTCCCCCTCCGAGTCCTCCCACGGGTCGGACGGCTCCACGGGGCTCTCCGTGGCTTGGGCGCGGCGACCTTCGTTGATGCCCGCCGTGCGGATCGGGTACTCGACGCCGTTGCGGACGGCGGTGCGTGGCGAGTCCATCTGGGGAATTTCCCCAGATGACTTGGCGCGCTGGATAGCCACGGTCTTGTGGTCGACCCCGCAGTGCTCCGCAATCTTGCGGTCGCTCAGGTTCGGCCGCAGTTCAAGAGCGAGGCGCACGGCCTTCTGCTTGTCGGCGGTCGTGCGATTCAGCCCGTGCTGGGTGTTCGCCCCCGCCGCGTGCCACCTGGCATCGTCGCGCGATCCCTTGATGACCTGCGCGTCGATCCACTTCTCGCCGCGCTTCCGCGCCGCGTGGTAGCGGTGGAAGCCGTCCGCGAGCCAGTAGGTGCTGCCGTCGTGGTAGCACACGATCGGCGGGAGCTTCTCCTTCCGCGCCATCGCGTCGGCGTACTCGGCGACGGTGTCGTTGTTCAGTTGAACGCGAGCCTGATTCTGAGGCTCGTACTCGATGCTGTCGAGCATCACCTTGCGGGGGCGTCCTGCGGTCGGGGTCTTGGTGGTCATGGTGTTTGTCTCGCTGTCGAAAGCCTCGATGCGCCATTTCTGACGCACAGAGGCCGAGTGGAGTGTCAGAACGGAAGTTCGTCTTCCGTGGGCTTGGCCGCGGGCTTGGTCGGCTGCGACGCTGGGGGCGCCGTGCGGACCTGCGCGAACTCAGGCCGGATCTGGGAAATGTCGCGGATCGGGTTCCCGTTGCGGTCGACCTTGTCGAGCAGCTTGATGCGGATGTGCACCGTGCGCTGCTTG